CCAGAAAATGGAGCAGAAGGTCACCCAGAGCCAGCAGATGTCGGCTCTGCAGCAGGCCGCGTCGGAGCTGGAGACGAATTTCCCGGTTTTCGACCGCAACAGCCCTGAGTTCAACGAGAAATACACGCAGGAAGTGATCGATCTGCGCGACGCATTTATCGTTAAGGGCGAAAACCCCGTCGCTGCGCTGTCAAAAGCGGCTAAGTTCGTCCTCCGTGAGTACGATCTGGTCGATATGAGCACCCAGGAAACCCCGTCTTTGGCGGCTCCTACCGCTACGAAGGCCGCTCCGGTCGACGAAGTGGCTAAAAAGCGTGCCGATATCGCTCGCAAGATGAAGGCCGCCGAGTCCCAGCCGCCTGATATGCCGGGTGAGAGCTCTGCCGCACGCGGTGAGAAGGCATTCGACGTTATGCAGCTGACGGAGGACGAGTTTAACGCCCTCCCGGCAGCGACCCTTAAGCGGCTGAGAGGCGATGTCGTCTAATGGCTACCCGAGACTCGCGTTTGGCCCGAGCTGGCGTCTCTGGCTACAACAAACCTAAGCGCACACCAAGCCATCCGACCAAGAGCCACGTGGTTGTGGCTAAGTCGGGCGAGCAAGTAAAGACTATTCGCTTCGGCCAGCAGGGCGTGAGCGGCTCCCCCCGTAAAAAGGGGGAGTCCGAAGCCTATCGCAACCGCCGCGAGTCTTTTAAAGCCCGCCACGCCGGTAATATCGCTAAGGGCAAGATGTCCGCAGCGTATTGGGCCGATAAGGTTAAGTGGTAATGGCTAAGGCTAAGTCAAAGGTCAACGCCGCCGGTAACTACACCAAGCCGACTATGCGTAAGCAGATGTTTAACAGCATAAAAGCCGGTGGAAAAGGCGGTAAACCAGGTCAATGGAGCGCCCGTAAAGCACAGATGCTTGCGGTTGAGTACAAAAAGTCAGGAGGAGGCTACAAGTAATGGCTAAGGACTGGATCAAAGACGCGATCAAGAAACCTGGTGCCCTGCGTAAGAGCATGGGGGTAAAGAAAGGCGAGAAGATTCCGGCTAAAGAGCTGAAAGCAGCAGCCAAGAAGTCAGGCAAAACCGGCCAGCGTGCCCGTTTGGCCATGACCCTTCGTAAGATGAAGAAGGATTAGTCCATGGGGTTAGCTAAGTCACAGAAGTCCCTTAAAAAGTGGACTAAGGAGGACTGGGGTACCCGTTCTGGCAAGAACAGTACCCAAGGCTCTAAAGCGACTGGCGAACGGTACCTGCCGAAGAAAGCTCGGCAGGCGCTGTCCCCGCAAGAGTATGCTGCTACCACCCGTAACAAGCGTCGTTCGCTTGCTAAGGGGGAGCAGTTTTCGAAGCAACCCAAGCGCATCGCCAAGAAGACGGCGCGATACCGTTAACCACAGGAGACGAGCGTATGAAGATGAAGAAAAAGGGCGAAAAAGGCCCGATGCACCGCATGCCGGATGGCACCATGATGCCGGGTAAGACCCACGGCGCTAAAAAGCCTGCTAAGAAGGCGGCCAAGAAGAAATATTCTTATTAAATAGTTGCGAACTTTCTACTCTGTTGTTAATCTACAACTGAACTCGTCCGTTGGAACGATATCCAGCCGTGTCGCACACGTTAAAAACGTGCTGATTTCGCCCCGCATAGGCGTTAAACGTGCCGAGGTCGCGCCTCGTTAATACGCGCTAAGTCGTGACCCCACGATACGGGGAAACGGTTTAGCCGCACCACAAGTCGGCTGTAGGCTGGTAATGCATGTGCATTACTAGATTTTGTAACGCAATTAAAGGAGAAGCCAAATGGCTCTTACTAACTTTGCGGCGCTGACTAGTGATCAACTCACGGCGTGGAGCCGTGATTTCTGGCGCGTCGCTCGCAATATGTCGTTTGTGAACCAGTTCGCTGGTTCGGGTTCTAATGCAATGATCCAGCGCGTGACCGAGCTGACGAAGTCAGACAAGGGCACGAAGGCTGTCATCACGTTGCTCGCCGATATGACCGGTGACGGCGTGACGGGCGACACCACGCTTGAGGGTAATGAAGAGGCGCTCCGCGCTTACGACATCACCATCGAGCTCGATCAGCTGCGCTTTGCGAACCGCATTGCCGGTCGCCTCGCTGATCAGAAGTCGGTCGTCAACTTCCGTGAGACCAGCCGCGACGCCCTCGCCTACGCGATGGCTGACCGTATGGACCAGCTCGCGTTCTTGACGCTCGCCGGTGTTGCTTACACGCACAAGACGAGCGGTGGTCTTCGCAGCGTTTTGGCCTCTGGCCAGAACCTGTCGAACCTTGAGTTCGCCTCGGACGTGTCGGCTCCGACCGCTGCTCGTCACCGTCGCGTTTCGGGCAACGACATCGTCGCCGGTGATACGACCACGATCACGTCTGCTGACATCCTCAAGTATCGCCATATCGTGGCCCTCAAGGCCTACGCTAAGGACCAGTACGTCCGTGGTGTTCGCGGCGCTGGTAACGACGAGGTGTTCCACCTCTTCGTGACGCCGCAGCAGATGGCCGCCCTCAAGCTCGATTCGGACTTCCTTGCCAACGTGCGTAACGCTGGCATCCGTGGTCCGAGCAACCAGTTGTTCGCTGGTTCGAGCTCGCTGATGGTCGACGGTGTGATGGTCCACGAGTTCCGCCATGTGTTTAACACTGCTGGCGCGACGACTGGTACCTCGGCGAATGCCGGTGCCGCTGGCTACAAGTGGGGTGCTAACGCCAACGTTGTTGGTGGTCGTGCCCTCTTCTGCGGCGCTCAGGCTCTCGCTATGGCCGACATCGGTCTGCCGGAAATCGTCGAAGATACCTTCGATTACCAGAACCAGTCTGGTATCTCGATTGGTAAGATCTTCGGTCTCCGCAAGCCGAAGTACAACAGCGATGTCACTGCCAGCGTCCAAGACTTTGGCGTGATCGCGCTCGACACGGCCATCTAAGTCGTGAGGGGGCCCTCTCTTCGGAGGGGGTCCCCTACTCTTTAAGCCAGGAGGTTCCGTGAAGGTCATTGCAGACCAAGAGATTCGGGTAGCCACCCTTAGCGGTGCGTGTGTATTGTTTCTTCCGGGTGTCGAGCGCGAAGTGTCTGATGAGATCGGACTACTAGCCCTTCAGATGGGAGCAAAACAGACGGATGTGTTGAAGCTCCCCGAGCCGGTTGTGGCTAAGCCAGCACCGGCGAAGACTGTGACGGAACCTATCGCCAAGGCCGCTGAAGTCGAGGCTTTTGAAGAGTTCAAGTCTCTTGATGATGTTATTAACGGGATGGAGAAACTGGTACAGTTTGCTGATCCCGAAGATTTTAAGGCTGATGGGACGCCCAAAGCGTCGGCGGTTAACCGTGTTGTCGGGCGTACTGTTAGCACCGAGGACCGCGAAGCTGCTTGGGAGGCGTTCCTACACTCGTGAGGTAGATCATGGCTGTCACCGTACAAAGCGTTATTGATCGGGTTCAAAAGACCCTTCAGGACACGACCGGTGTCCGTTGGCCTGTAGTGGATGAGCTCGTACTCTGGGTTAATGACGCCCAGCGAGAGGTTGCCCTCCTCAAGCCAGATGCTTCTGCTAAGAACGTAACCGTCACTCTTGCTGCCGGTACGAAACAGGAGATTCCCAGTGACGGTAACCGCCTACTTCGGGTGGTCCGTAACATGTCGGCAGCTTCCAGCGGTGTTGGTAAGCGCGCTGTTCGCATCGTGTCTCGCGAAGTTCTTGATGCCCAGACTCCTGACTGGCACGACCCGCTCGTTACAGGCGACGCTGCACATGTAGCTGTTATAAAGCACTACATCTATGACGAGCAGAACCCGCGTAACTTCTACGTGTACCCCGGCGTTGCGTCGCCTGCAGCCTCTTATGTAGAGATCATTTACTCGGCCAACCCGACGACTGTTGCTCAGAACGGAAACCTCGATATTCCGGACATTTTTGCGAACGCCGTCATGAACTATGTTCTTTACATGGCTTACATGAAGGACGCGGATTATGCGGGCAATCAGCAGCGAGCGTCTTCTCACTTTCAGCTGTTCATGGCATCAATTACTGGTAAGGCGCAGCTTGACGCCGTTACTTCGCCAAACTTTGACGCAAGCCGCCCGGTGATGTCCGCCCCAGTCGTAGCGGGGTAATAAGACATGGCGCTCTATGAGTCGCTGCTTCCTGAGATCATCCCGATGGTACCGGGCTGTCCAGACACGCTGATCGAAAACAACATTCGAGCAGCCGTCATCGAGCTGTGCGAAAAGGCGGCTGTGCTTCAGGCCGAGCTTGATCCGATCACGACTGTCGCTGGTGTGTACGAGTATGACCTCGAACCACCGTCAGGCACGGTTGTGCATAAGATCATGTGGGTTGTGCACGATGGCAAGGACATCGAGCCGATTAGCACCAGTCTGTTAGAGCAGCGCAAGCAGAACTGGCGAGACGCCGACAATCGCGGCACGCCGGAATACTACGTAAAGACCAGCCAGTCTCTGTTCTGGATGGTGCCTGTACCTAACGTTACGAAAGCCTCCAGCACCATCGTGCGAGCGCAGTTGAAGCCTACGCAGACTTCTACTGCCGCTGACGATGAGCTGATGACTGAGTATCGCGATACAATCGTCAACGGCGCTTTGTTTCGTTTGCTGCGTTTACCGAGCAAAGACTGGACTGATTTCGGCGGCGCA